ATACTTACATAGTAAGTTTAGGCATTACATAGGCATATTACAAGGAGAAATTATTATGGCCTCATTAGCAGAAATTCGCGCACGTTTACAGGCAGCAGATACAAAAACCGGTTCTTCAACCGGTGGTGGCGATCAAGCCATTTACCCACATTGGAACATTGAGGAAGGCGCAAGCGTAACAGTTCGTTTCCTTCCAGATGGTGATGCAAAAAATACATTCTTTTGGGCAGAACGCGCAGTAATTAAACTTCCATTTGCTGGCGTTAAAGGCGAAACCGACAGCAAACAAGTCCAGGTGCAAGTCCCATGCATGGAGATGTGGGGAGAAGCTTGCCCGATCCTGACCGAAGTCCGTCCATGGTTTAAAGACAAGAGTCTTGAAGATATGGGCCGTAAATATTGGAAAAAACGCAGCTATATTTTCCAAGGCTTTGTTCGTGAGAATCCCCTCGCAGATGACAAGACACCAGATAATCCAATCCGGCGTTTCATTATCGGCCCCCAGATCTTCACCATCCTTAAGGGTGCATTGATGGATCCGGAACTGGAAGAATTGCCAACAGATTACACACATGGCCTCGACTTCCGTATGACCAAGACCACTAAAGGTGGCTATGCAGACTACAACACCAGCAAGTGGGCACGTAAAGAGTCTGCGTTGACAGAAGCAGAGCAAGCAGCTATTGCTGCACATGGCCTGTTTACATTGGCTGACTTCTTGCCAAACAAGCCAGGTGCTGCCGAACTCAAAGTTATCAAAGAAATGTTCGAAGCAAGTGTAGAAGGACAAAGTTACGATGCCGAACGTTGGGCACAGTATTATCGTCCAGCTGGTGCAGCAGCGCCAGCAGCCACAACCAATGCAGCACCAACAGCACCAACAGCGCCAGCAGCAAAGGCAGCACCGGCGGCAGTAGAAGCTGATGTTGAGGAAGATGCTCCGGTGCAAGTACCAGCAAAAGTTTCCAGTCAAAAAGCTGAAGACATCCTGGCATTGATCCGCGCGAGGCAGAAGTCGTAATAAATGCTATCGTATTTAGATCGCATTTTGTTTCCAGACCGCTGTGAGGTAATAGAAATTATACCCTCACAGCGGTATGTCTATATTATTTTTAAAAATGGGTACAGTAGTTTTAATAGTTTTAAGATAACAAACCCTTGTCGAATTCTCATTAATCAACAGATTCAAAAACTAAACAGTATTGATATAATTATAAGAGATCCACAAGATAGATTAACATCTGGGATCAATACATTTATACAACACACACTCAGAGATAATCCAGGTCTTAACCTAGATACAATAGAATGGTTTGCTTTAAATTATACATCGTTAAATCGCCATTATACTTCACAATTTATTTGGCTATTAAATCTAGCAAGGTATTTAAATCCTAATGCAAAATTAAACTTTCTTTCGATGAAAGCTATCGGAGAAATCACCGGAGTACATTCAAACCCCGAAGGAGTTATTCCGACCAATACCGCATTAATAGAAAAGATTTCGTTAATAAAAAACAATGAAATGTATCAACGACTAGACACAGCAATATTTAAATGTATTGGACAGTCGTTAACGTTTAAAGAATTATTACAATATATAAAAACTACCGACCTTGCTGCATACAAATATGTAATTGAATATTCGCAACAAATTTTAAATCCAACGTATGTATTGTCCTAGACTAGAGCATTTTGTTCGTTTTAATTCTAACGGCACAGTTAGCCGTTGCGGACACATGGTCAATGCTCCGGAATTTCAATCACTTGACGTGATGGAATCTAGTGCATGGTTAGCAAACACTAAAGAACTACTGAGTCAGGAACAATGGCCTAACGAATGTATACGTTGTCAAGAAACCGAACCAGATAGTATACGAGTTTACGCTACAAAATTAGACGATCAAACTATACAAAAAGATTACCTACAAGTTGGTGGAGTGTTGGATAATCTATGTAATGCCGCCTGTCAAACTTGTAATGAAAGTCTAAGTACAAGAATTGGCAGTCTTAATGGTGTTAAGTTTCCTATCGTTAATAATCTTAATCAATTTTGGCTTTTGCCACAGGAAAGAATTGTTCATCTAGATATCAACGGTGGTGAGCCAAGCTATAGTAAAAATTACAAGAAAATATTAAAAAATTTACCGCCAAATCTTAAAACTTTACGACTTAATACAAATTGTAGCACAGTATTAAATGAGCTAGTTGATATCGCCAAGCAAGGTATTGAAGTTACGGTTACAGTAAGTTGTGATGGTATCGGAGCAGTCCATGACTTTGTGCGCTGGCCAATACCTTGGAAGGATTTTTATAATAATTTAATGATATATAAAACAATGCCAGTGACATTAAATTTATGGACCACAGTTAGTGTATTGAATGTTGATGATTTATCTAATATTCAAAAGTTTGCTCAAAAACACAATATTGATCATAGTTATGCTTATCTAAAAACGCCATTTGAATTAAGTATTGATAATACTGATAGTCATGCTAGAGATACATATATAGAAAAACAAAAACGTCTTAGGGGTATAGTATGAAGTCTTATGTAAAACTAACATGTGCAAATATGTCAATAATTAGTCAAGGGATTTATAAATTTTTACAAACTCAAAATAATATTTTAATTTTAAATCAACCTGGGTGGCATTTTATTGATTGTCCGGCATTATTAAAATTTGTTCCGGAGTTGGCTGAATATTTCCAACAGTTAAAATTATATCCAAGACATTCGGCTGTAACTATTGTTAAAAATAATAATAGTTTACCGTTACACGTAGATGAACATCCGGTTATTGCCAAGATCAATATGCCAGTATTAAATACCAAGGGATGGAGTAACCGTTGGTTTAATGGCGATCAAATAATAGACGAATTAATAGATCAAGACCAGCCTATTGTTTTTAATTCGCAAATACCACACAGTGTGGTTCAACTTCATAGTGAAGTTGAAGTTCCTAGGATTGTGGCCAGTTTTACATTTTATAATGAACCGTTGGGATTATTACAATGAAAATAGCAATCACCGGACACACCGCAGGTATTGGACAATCCCTAGCACAAGAATATGAACTTAATGGTCATGAAATTGTGGGTCTTAGTCAACGTGACGGCAACAATATTCGTAACACTCCTAAGATTTGTAATCAAATTGAACCCTGCGATGTTTTTATTAATAACGCACAAGCCGGATATGCGCAAACCGAATTGTTGTTTGAAATAGCACAACGATGGCAAGGCACTGGTAAACAAATCATAGTAATCAGCACTATGATGACTCAAGAGCCTGTGTCATTATTAACTGGCTTAGGCATGGATCATTATCGTTTGCAAAAAGTCACACTGGAAGAAGCAGTGCGTCAAATACGCCACCGTCGACTTAACATAAAGATTACTATAGTTCGCCCAGGAAATATTGCTACAAGCCCAGATAAAACTGTGCCACCGGCAGCCGATGTTAGTAACTGGGTAAGAACATTGTTAAATTTATTAGATATGGCTAACAATAATAATTTAACAATCTCAGATATATCATTGGGACCATCGAATAAATGAATCCAAAAGATGTTCTAACAAACAAACATTTTTGTCCTATGCCGTGGACAGGATTAATGTATAACTTTGACGGCAACGTAAAAAATTGTATTCGTAGTGATGTGGCAACCGGATTATTAGGAAATATTAAAGATACCCCAATTGAAGAAATTTTACTTGGATCTAAAAATGTAACCAAACAAACAAATATAACACATAACAAACCAGCAGATGGTTGCCATACGTGTTACGATTTAGAGCATGGCAAACAGGGATTTGATATTATCAGCGATAGAATTTTCTATATACGAGAATTTAAAAAAACACCTCTAGATACATATCAAGTTAATAATTTTGATCTTCAAACCATTGATGTGCGATGGACTAATTTATGTAATTTTTCCTGCGTATATTGTAGTGCTACTTTTAGCAGTAAGTGGGCCAATGAATTAAATATTCGAACAGAAACACCGTCCGACAGACAACTTGCTGACTTTAGAGAATATATTTTTAAACACGCCAAAAATCTTAAGCATGTGTATCTAGCTGGTGGTGAACCATTATTAATGAAGGAGAATCTAAAACTCCTTAAAGAACTAAACCCCGATGTTAATATTAGGATAAACACTAATCTTAGTAAGGTCGAGACAGGAGTGTTTGACGCTGTTTGTAAATTCAAGAACGTGCATTGGACAGTAAGTGCAGAAACTATAGAAGATGAATTTGAATACATACGTTTTGGTGGTAGGTGGCACAATTTTTTAGATAATTTAAATACAATTAGAAAACTTGACCATAAGATAAGTTTTAATATGTTATGGTTTCTTTTGAATTACGATAGTGTATTCGGATATGTAGATTATTTTAAAAATTTGGGATTTCATAATAATAGTTTCATTATTGGAGCACTATTAACACCCGATTACCTAAATATTAGACATTTACCAGAAAATGTGTTAAACTTGTTAAAGTTAAAATTGGAATCAAAAATTAACGAGAAACCAGGATATCTGCTTGAAGAAAGTTATCGGAATATGTTACACTATATAACGCAACCGATTAACAAGAATTTAACAAATTCATTTGAACAATTAACAATAATGGATCAAAGGCGTGGAGTAGACAGCAGTAAGATTTTTACAGAATTATACAAACTTAACGAAGGAAAATAATTATGGCAAAACCATTTGATGTAAGTAAGTTTCGTCGAGAGATAACCAAATCAATCGAAGGATTAAGTATTGGATTTAATGATCCAACAGATTGGGTCAGTACCGGTAACCATGCACTGAATTATCTCATCAGTGGTGATTTTAATAAAGGTATTCCACTTGGTAAAGTAACAGTATTTGCCGGAGAGTCGGGTGCAGGAAAAAGTTATATCTGTGCTGGCAATATCATCAAACACGCACAACAACAGGGCATCTTTGTGGTGCTGGTTGATTCAGAAAATGCACTTGATCATGCATGGCTCGAAGCATTAGGAGTTGATACCTCGGACTCAAAACTGCTAAAACTCAGCATGGCAATGATTGACGATGTGGCCAAGACCATAAGCACATTTATGATAGACTATAAAACACTAGCTGATGGTGATCGCCCAAAAGTGCTATTTGTGATTGACAGTCTTGGTATGCTGCTAACACCAACTGATGTGAATCAATTTGAAGCAGGAGATATGAAGGGCGACATGGGTCGTAAACCCAAAGCACTGACTTCATTAGTTCGTAACTGTGTTAATATGTTTGGCAGTTATAATGTAGGGCTTGTTTGTACTAATCACACGTATGCCAGCCAGGACATGTTTGACCCAGATGATAAAATTTCAGGTGGTCAAGGCTTTATCTATGCCAGCAGCATTGTGGTAGCAATGAAGAAACTCAAGCTCAAAGAAGACGAAGATGGCAATAAGATATCAGATGTCATGGGTATCCGTGCCGCCTGTAAGGTCATGAAAACACGCTATGCCAAACCATTTGAAGGTGTTCAGATCAAGATCCCATACGAAACAGGTATGAATCCATACAGCGGGTTAACGGACTTGGCAGAGAAAAAAGGTATGCTGAAGAAAGAAGGTAACAGTTTAGTATTTGTTACCAGCACTGGTGAAATCATTAAACAATTCCGTAAAAAATGGGAAAGCAACGAAAACGGTTCTCTCGACAAGGTAATGGCAGATTTCAATAAAAGCAAAGCTGAGGTAAGTACAGCTGAACCACCAACCGCACCCGAGGAGGAATAACCGATGTCAGCAGAACTATCTTACGAAATTTGGGCAGAGCTTAAACATCATATCAATGTAGTCGATGTAAGCTCTGCTGCCAGCAGCATGATTGCAATCTTAGTTGACAATGATATAGATGCGGATGAAATACGTGCAGCCTTCAAAAGTGATCCAGATATCAAACGTGCATTAAAACAATATCTTGATGATGAAGTAGCAGAAGAAGACATCGACCCTGAAGAATTTGATGAAGATGATGAAGACGAAGATGACTAATGGATAATCGTGAATATTATTGTTCACAAAAATTTCGTTTTATAAAGATTGATCTTGAATCTAATACAATGTACACTTGCGATGCAGCAAAACCGCATAGTATTGATTTACAGTGGTTAGAAAAAAATCCAGGTCAATTATTTAATAATGAAATCAACATCAACGAAAGACTGATGATGTTGCAGAATCAACGTAATAGTAGTTGTGAACAGAATTGTTGGCCGGCTGAGGATAGAGGAACACTTAGCCCACGATTATTGCGTGGTGGCAATATAAAAACCCATACAGAGATATATACACATCCAGAAATTCTTGATTTAACAATCAATGGCAATTGTAACTTAACCTGTTCATATTGTTGTAAGGAATATAGTAGCGCCTGGCGTCGAGATATTATTAATAATGGTAATTATAAAATTACCCAGGGTGACAGTAGATATCAAGCAGAGACTAAAGATCATATATTAAACAAATTAAGTCAGTCAACAATCAAACAGTCTAAACATTATCAATTATTACTGAAAGAAATTAGGCTTATATCTCCGGGATTAAAGACATTATATGTAACTGGTGGTGAACCATTGCTCGATAATCAATTGATTGACATTCTAATAGATCTACCATTAGATCCATTGGTAGAGGTTAATTTGTTCACTGGACTAGGCATGAGTATGTCAAGATTTAAATTATTATTAGGAAAATTACAAATAATTAGTAAAAAATATGTTAATTTTCGATTAAAGATTAGTGCCGAATCAACTGATAAATTTTTTGAATTTAATCGATATGGAAATAAATGGAACGAGTTTTTGGCAAAAATAGAACTTCTAAAAAATCAAAATATAAATTTTATATTTCACTCAACTCTATCTAATTTAACGTTATTTAAGTTTGTGGAATTTTATAAAACTTTCGAGAAATATACATTCACGTTTGATGTTGCAAATCAGCCCACAATGTTAGCACCACATATATTGGATATAGATAGCAAACAAATGATACAACAAAGTTTGACAGAATTATCACCAGACCTTGCGATGCGTATATTACAAATGATACAAGCTACACCAACAGAAATGGAGAAACAGAATCTTAAAGAATTTTTAACTGAATTTGTTTCACGCCGATCAGACCTAGATCTTAAGATATTCCCAACAACCTTTTTAACCTGGCTGGAATTATAAATGTGGTATAGCCGTGTAGTAGCCGATCTAAGTCAAATTCCAGACTTCATATCCTATTATGAAATTGAACTGGCAGATGCTAAACGGGATTGCAGGGTTGGTGGTGTGATAGAAAAAAACATCACCGCCTTGCCAGGCATTACTGAACAACGGTTTAATCAGTTGCAGGAAGTAGAAGCAGTACTTAATCATCTAAACATACAATTACGTAAAATACGTCGCAAACACTTCCAGAAATATCTTGAAGGATATGCTCGAGCACTTACCAGCCGTGATGCTGAAAAATATGTAGATGGCGAGGACGAAGTGATTGATTTTGAAACTATTATCAATTCTGTTGCACTATTACGCAATCAATTCTTAGGAATCCTTAAAGCCCTGGAATCAAAGAATTTCATGCTTGGACATTTAGTTAGACTTAAATCTGCAGGGATGGAAGACTACACCGTATAATAAATCATGTAAATTTGTAGCTTATAAATATCACTACAAATCATGAAGAAAATTATTCTAATCTCGGGCGGTTATGATCCTATTCACAGTGGGCATATCGCCTACATACAAGCAGCAAAAAAGCTTGGTGATATACTTGTGGTGGCTGTAAACAGCGATGAATGGCTTGTTCGAAAAAAAGGACGAGCATTCATGCCCCTACACGAACGTCTTGCTATTATAAAGAGTATCCAGGGCGTGGATTTTGTTGTAGGATTCGACGACTCTGATAATTCAGCATGTGCTGCTATTAACATGACTAGACAAAGCTATCCAACCGATAAAATTATCTTTGCAAATGGGGGCGATAGAACAAGAGAAAATATCCCCGAGATGCGCATCGTTGATGATAATCTGGAGTTTGCGTTCGGTATCGGTGGTGATAATAAAATGAATTCCAGCAGTTGGATTCTGCAGGAATGGCGTGCCCCAAAAACACCACGCTCGTGGGGTTATTATCGAGTGCTGCACGAAGCTGCACCCAGAGTCAAACTTAAAGAGCTTACTGTAGAGCCCGGGCAGCGTCTAAGCATGCAACGACACAGTAATCGTGCTGAGTTTTGGTTCGTCACAGAAGGCGAAGCCACAGTATACGGTATCAACAGAAAAACCGACACAGAGCTAACTGGTAAGTTTACCGAGCACCAACACTTGTGGATAGCCAATAATGATTGGCATCAATTGGCCAACGAAACCTTGTTGCCATTGAAATTAATTGAAATTCAATACGGTGACAATTGCATCGAAGACGATATAGAAAGAAAATAATGAGTAAATTTGGAAAAGTCTGGGGACAAACTGAACTGCTTGAAGCAAACGGTGTATTGGAATTTCATCGCATCGAAGCAACAGCAGGTGGTACTTGCTCAAAACATAAACATAAATTTAAATGGAACGGATTCTTTGTTGAATCTGGACGCATGATTATCCGTGTGTGGAAAGGTAACTATGATTTAATCGATGAAACTATACTAACAGCAGGACAATATACAAAAGTTGCTCCCGGTGAATACCACCAATTCGAAGCTGTAGAAGATTGCGTGGCATTTGAATTATATTGGGCAGAGTTTGATCACAACGACATCGAACGAGAAACTGTGGGCAATCTAAGGAAAAATAATGACATTTAAGATTTTCATTGGATGGGATCCTCGCGAAGCCGAAGTGGCAGAGGTATGCAAGCATAGCATACTTAAACATGCAACCATGCCAGTCGAAATATACATGCTCAAACAACAAGACTTGCGTGATAAAGGTATCTACACCAGAGCAATAGACGAAGAAGCAGCCACAGAATTTACATTCACACGATTCCTTGTACCACACTTATGTGATTATACAGGATGGGCAATATTTGTCGATTGTGATTTCCTGTTCACGCATGATGTGCGAGAACTATTTCAACAAATCAACGATGATATAGCAGTTAGTGTTGTGCAACACGATTATGTCCCAACCAACACGATAAAAATGGATGGCAAAGTGCAACATCAATATCCAAGAAAAAATTGGAGTAGCTTGATGCTGTTTAATTGTAGCCATCCTGATACTCAACAACTGACAGCAGAAGTAGTTAACTCCGAATCAGGAGCATATCTACATAGATTAGAATGGACCGAGAATATTGATAGTTTAGATAAATCATGGAATTGGTTGATAAACTGGTATCACGAACCTGCTGATGGAACACCCAAAGCATTGCATTATACCGAAGGTGGTCCTTGGTTTCCTAATCATGAAAAAACAGAATATGGTGCGCACTGGGCCAATGCTTACCACGAATGGAAAACTAGTTTAATACCTAACCCAGCACCTTCGAGATTTGATACAGTACCTACAGAAATAACAGCATTGTTTGATGATATATTAAAATTTCGAATTGATCCGCAGGAACAGTATTATGCAGGTACGATAGATAGAATTAATCAAACACTTGTGACCATAAACAATCAAGCCGCATTTGCGGTCGAGGCAGATACTATGATAGATATTAACAGTAGACAACAAGGCAAAGGGGCAGATTATGATCCGTACCTGGCAAGCTTTATTCAAGGATCTGGCGGACAGATTACTGTATGGGATCAAGTTAAAGATTCCACGGTGCCATTGGTTCTACGCGGAGTAACAAAAAGAAAACATATGGAAGCATGTCAACAGGCCAATCGAGACTTCTATTATATTGATACTGGATATTTTGGCAATGTCAGGAAAAAACTATATCATAGAATTACCAAAAACAACATGCAGAATTTAGGGCCGGTGATTTCACGCCCACGCGACCGTCTGGCAGCAACCAAGTATCGTGCAAGGAAATTTAAAGGAGGAGCAAATATTTTGTTAGCACCACCTAGTCAGAAATTGTTAGCTGTGTATAATCTTGATCTTGCAACTTGGATACAAGAAACAACGGAAAGATTACGACTGTACACAGACAGAAATATTATCATTCGAGAAAAAGCTGGACGTACTGAACGAGTTACAACAGATACAATGGAAATGGCTCTTGACCGTGATGTGCATTGTTTGGTTACCTTTTCGAGTATAGCAGCAGTAGAAGCGGTGTTGCTAGGAAAGCCTGCAATTGTTCTTGGCCCAAGTGCAGCTCATGCAGTATGCAGCACGGATTGCAAAGATATAGAAAATCCATTTATCCCCACATTAGACCAAGTTGAAGAATGGGCAGCACATTTGGCCTATTGTCAGTTTACTGAAGTTGATATGAAAACTGGGTTTGCTTGGCAGATACTAAATGACAATGCCTGATGTCATAGTATA